AAGAAGCGACGGATTTGTTCGTCATAAAAGAACATTGGGTTTGCTGCTGAATTCTCTGTTGTCATTTTTATTAACCGCCGTTGTCTGCATTGGGTTTAAGTATGTCGCTCAAACTTTGGCGACTTGGTATAGCACCACGATCGTTAGTCTGCACTGTGTTTCTATTGTTTACAAAACTGGCTCTCTGCGAAGCAGCAGGTCCTTCGGATTCAAACACTGGCTTGATACGCACACTGTCCTCAATCTTGATCCAGGTAGTGCCGTTGAATCTAAACAAGCGATTTGGAAAATAGTCCAGGCGCAAGGCATAGTCGCCAGCGGCAGGTGATGCTGGAAAACTAACACCGTGTGTGACCGGCAGCCCATTTGGCGCAATACCGTCGCCGGTCAAGTAACCAATGGTGTAGCCATCTGAACGCGGAGTAGTTCCTTCGCCACCTTGAGTGCCGTCCACAGTGGGCGGTGTTTCGTCCGCAGTAAGACCCGAGTCTGCTGGCTGTCCGTCTTCTGTGGTGGGCAGGATATAAAATTTTACAGTGTCGTAGCCGGTCAACGGCACTTCAATATCGGCCTGTGCCAAAATAGCATCATTGATTTCTAAATCTTTGGTGCGTGTGGAAGTTTTGCCGGCTATGGTATCCGGAGTCTTTTCAGTCCAATATGCGGTGTTGGTGATGTCTGTGCCAGGCGGTACAGGGCCTGTGGCAGTGTAATACTTGTCGCCGTTGTTGACTATGGTTCCTGCAGGATAAAAGTTTCCAGGATCCCAAATGTTGTTGGGCTCGAACGGCTGTTTGGTAATGCTGTTGTATTCTTGAGCATTGACCATGGGAGTGGCTTTGACCCGCCATAGGTGCGGCAACCAGGTTTGACTAAATCCTTCTGATGCAAACGCTGCATCTTGAATCACGTACCACCGCGGCAAGGCCTTGGCCAAGTTTTTATCTAAAGGATGATAGTCTTTGAGATTGGGAATTTCAATCACATCGCCGGCCATGAGTTTACGCCCAATGGTGTCAATCATATCGTTGTAATGAAATGTGATAAACAAGGTATCGTTGTTTAGGAATAAGCCAAATTGTGTGAGATCAAAGTCAATATCAGCCACACGGTACACACCGCGTTGAACATAGATGTTGGGATCATACTGCCGATCCCGGTTTTCCAGCAACAGTAGATCTTCAATGAACAAGGGATTTTGGGTGTCGTATACCGGCAATGTGGTATCGGCATCACCAGGATCGCCAGTGGCCGGACCCATGTATTTGTGGATGTAAATATCCAGCCCACCAACAGTGTACATTTCTGCAATGGTTCGATCTAGAAATTTGTAGTCCGCAGTGCGGTTAGGGCGATATAGGCTAAGTCTTGGCATACGTTATTTATGGTGCTGGTTGACTGAATAATTCCAAACTGCTATAATTAGGGCTTAACAACAACTGGAGCCACCATGTTAACAGATGCACAAAGCGCACAAATTAATAATACTGAAGTATACACTTTAGATTATGAGGCAGAGGCCCTGCAAAGCTACGAGGACACTGGCGAGGACCTAATGGACGAGCTGGAAGTTCGTGCCACTAATGTTATTTTGGAACAGACAAAGTGGGATGCTCGCGAGGACTTGGGCGGCATTACAGTTTACTTCCGAGATAATACTTTAGTAGCATTCTACGATTACGAGCAGTTCCGCGGCACTGTGTTCTAAAAACAACATTTTATAGCGGGATTGACATAAAACTCAATCTCTGCTATAATACATGCTTGTTCAATACAGGAGCAAATATGAAAGCCGCTAACTTTTTAACAAAGTACACAGGCCCAAAAGGCAAGGGTTTTATACAGCCCTATGACAAAGTAAAAGCCACAGAAAAATGGGTGGAGTATGCACTGGATATTGTGGACATGAGCCGCATTATAATGACAGTGGACTTTAACACTAAGTGGAAATTAGCAGAAGCTCTGGAAGTAGCAGAACGCAAAAAGGCCTGGATGTACAAGCACAAAAATTTTGACGTCAAACGTGCCGCTAAACTTTTTGACGCTGTAAAACACTTGCCCAAAACTAAGTAAGGATTAATATGATTGCAACCAAACCTGTCAAACCGCTAAACCCACGCAGTGCAGATACCAATGCCATGGGCATGGAACCCACGTGGAAAACACAGCCTGTTGACAATCGCACCAGTGCCCTTAGCCATGCGTTCTCCTGGTACAATTACTTTTACGGCAAAAAAGACGCTCGTGAAATGATCGTAAACTATTTGGAAACACATGGTCGCAAGGCAGACGTGCGTACTCTTAAATGCATTCCGGACAGCTCAATCCGTTTGACCACAGGTTGGCTGTGTCGTATGAGCATAGTTGGACTAGAACTCACTGAGTCAGAACAGTCCAAACTAGACAGCCTGCTGGCTGAAATTTTGGAAGCCAAACAAGACGAAGTAGTGGAAGAAGTGGCAGTGGTTGAAGATGCAGTGCCAAAGATCACAATCCAAGACCGCCTACGTGAAAAGGTACGTGAATGTGCAGGTGAGATGGAAGGCATGTTTGACGAGTTTATCACAAGCGGTGCCAAGTTAAATGCTGACTACAAGCCAGTGTCGTTGATGCGTTCGATGAACATTGCTCCGCAAATGGTCAATGACATCAAACAGATCTGGCAACGAAAGCTGGCAGAATTTGAGCAAGCAGTGGATGGTAAAACACCAGATCTAGTCCAGGGCTATGGATTTCTTTCCAAAATACAGTTACGGAATTGTGTAAAGTTCTGTGAACTGGTAATCTCTGACTGCGGTACGTATCAGCAGATTAAAAAGGTTGAACGCAAACCACGTGCAGTCAAAGCAATGCCGCCAGAGAAACGTGCCGCAAAGTTCAAATGTATCACAGAATTTGCCGAACTCAAGCTCAAAGGCCTGCCGGCCGCAAGTCTGGTGGACAAGGCCGAAGCCTGGTTGTATGACACCAAGAAGCGCAAGTTGATCCATCTTGTGGCTGACAGCCTGGTCCAGTCATTTACTATAAAGTCAAACTCTGTTATTGGTTACAGTACAGTAGAAAGNCAGCAAAAAACTCTGCGCAAGCCCGCAGATGTACTCAAACTGATGAGTGCCGCAGGCAAGCCGGCAGCCAGAAGGATCTACAAGGATCTAACCACAACAGAAACCGCGTTTAACGGACGTGGCACAGAGAACTTGATCATCCTTAAAAGCTGGTAAATAACATGGAACGGAGTTCCATACTATGGCCATTGAAGAACAATCAAGTCTAAACACGCTAAAACAAAATCTCATTGAATATGTGCAGTTACAACTGGCCGCGCAGATCATTGATATTGAATTAGATGCAGAGCATTACGAAGCTGCCTATCAGCGAACCATTGGTGTGTATAGACAACGTGCTCAAGGTGCGTACGAAGAAAGCTATACTTTCATGGAACTGGTCAAAGATGTAAACATCTACACCTTGCCCCAGGAAACCATACAGGTTCGTCAGATTTTCCGTAGAACGTTTGGCGATGCGGCTGGCCCTTTTTCGTCAAACTTTGATCCGTTTAGCCAGGCCAGTGTCAACGTTTATCTAATGAACTTCAACGTGGCTGGCGGATTAGCCACTTACGACTTCTACAGTCAGTATGTTGAACTGGCCGCACGTATGTTTGGCGGCTATATGAACTTTACCTGGAATCCAGTTACTAAGAAATTGCAAATTATTCGTGACCCAAAAGGCACTGGTGAAAACGTGCTGTTATGGACTTACAATTTAAAACCCGAATTCAACCTGCTGAGTGACTTTCAAATCTCACAATGGATCCGTGACTACATGGTGGCCAACTGCAAGATGATCATTGGTGAAGCCCGTGAGAAGTTTGGCACCATTGCCGGTCCACAAGGCGGCGGAACCTTAAACGGCGCTGCCATGAAAACCGAAGCACAGGCACAGATGGACAAGCTACTGGATGATCTTAAAAACTACGTGGATGGAAGTCAGCCACTCAGCTGGGTAATCGGCTAATATAAAGATTGCATACGTGTCAATGTTGTGTTATAATAACACATGGCACATTTAATGATCGATCTTGAAGGACTAGCAACTGGTCCTGATACCTGCATACTGACCATTGCGGCCCAGACATTTGATCCTTTTGGATCGGGCTATTATGACCAGCATTACTATGCTAGAGTTACTTTGGAAAGTCAGGAAAACCGTGCCATAGACGATGGCACAATTGCGTGGTGGGCCAAGCAGCCTGCACATGCCAGAGAAGAAGCATTTGGCGAACAAGATCGTATTCCATTGGATCAGGCCTTGGATGAACTGGGTCGGTTAATTTGGCATTCAACCCTGGTATGGAGTCAAGGTCCCACTTACGATATGAACATTCTAGAGCATGCTTACAAAAGCTATCGCAAGCCCTTACCTTGGAAGTACTATCAGGTACGTGACAGTCGCACAGTGTTTTCCTTGTGGCCTGATCTATCTGTTCCACCCACCACTCACCATGCACTAGAAGACTGTCGCAGACAGATCGGCATGTTGCAACAGACACTAAAGCATCTTGATGTCACTGCGCTGAAGTAGATCCTGGACGTGTCCAGTTTCCACTGCCTGTCCACGGAAGTGCAAAAGTAAAATCTTTGCCAAATTCTATTGGCGGATGATCTTGTCCGTGAATGAAGATTTCATAGTCAAAGTCTGCTGTCCACGCACCGTTGCTGTCAATCTTAAACTGATGCCCAGTTTTGTAGTAACTGTTCATTCTTGGCAAGTTGAACGCACCCATCTCTTGTGTGTCGTGTACTGGATCAAATTTTAAATCCAGTTCGTATGGGCCTAGTGCTAGCCACAGCACACGAAGTAACGGCCAAATTTCATTGACCACAGTGGCATTCAATAGATGATTATCTATTTTAATAATATTAAAATCAAACTGTTCGTATGGTATGTCTGTAATGATATTTGCAGTATCGTAACTTAGTGTGTAGTGTTCGGGTTTTTCCAGCCCCGGACGCTCATTTAGTGTTTCATATGTTACACTGCGATTCTTAATAAGATGATTGAGTATGATATTGACTGACTTGTAACGTATCAGGCGTTGAAAAATAGTATTGGTATAATCGTCGGTACGCCATTGATGTGTTAACTGGCCTTCTGAAATCCCAAACTTTGATCGTTCATAGTTCAGTGGTGTATCCATGCCGATCTGACAAGTGCCAAAACTACGACCGAATATGTTGCAATTTCGTGTGCGCCACAGCAAGGTCATGGTATCTGCAACATCGTTGTAACCTTCGCCCGGAAAGCCCACAAACCAGTTGGTGTGCGAACGCATGCCTGCCTCGGTAAAGTCTTTAAGGTTCTGTTCTATATCATTGCGATTGACATTTTTTTTCATAACATCCAACACATGTTGACTGCCAGACTCAACACCAAAACTCAACATGTTGCATCCGCTGCTTTTGAGATCTTGAATGTATTCAAGATCCATGCGTCCGTCGCATCTAGCATAGCCCATCCAGCTTAGATGAATTTTTCTTTCAACTAGTCCGTGTGCAAATGCACGAAGTTCTTTCAAGTTACCGTTGACCAAGCTGTCAATAAACCACACACTGTCAATGCCCAGGGTTTTGTATTGATGTTCTAATTCGTCCAGTATGTT